CGGATGGGTGATGTTCTCTTAGTGCCTTCTCGCTGCTGCCAGGCGAACGGAAGCCGTAGTGTCAACACCAGTTGCCTCTGGCAAACTATTCGTGCCAGACCCATCGAAAAACTATATGAGAGAGAGGAGCGTGTCCCTCAACATTCTCCCCTCTCTCATTATATAACATGTATTTATTGCGCCTCTTTAGGTTCCGGGCTACTCATGAATTCCACCCACGCATTGATCTTGTCAGTGGTCTCCGTGAACTGTTCCTTGAAGATCTTCCTCGAGTAGCAACGAACATTCTCGCCCATCTTCGTCATGAAGAATCCAGGATATACCCGGAATACGTTCGGAACCAGTCTACGATCTACGAGGATATAGGGGGTGCCATCCTCCTTCTCACGAAGATCTCCTACATACTTAGCTACTTCAGCTATGTTCGCAGCGGTTACCTCCACAGCCTCAACGACGAAAGGCTTGCGGACAAAGGTAGCGAATTCCATAAGGTTTCCAATCTGTAGCGGGGATTTTATTTCAATTGGCAGGCGGGTCTTCATGAATAGCATACTTCCGTTCTAGTGCATCCTCCTCGATAGTTACGAAGAGCGATTGGAGATATGCTTTTGTTCCCGATTTTCCATTGACACTCCAATCATACCCCCTCGCAATGAGATCCGCAGTCTTGATATCGGCCCAATCAAGAACTTCGACAGCATGTTCATCCAGCTGCGTGCGCGTCGTTGAAGTAAGCAAAACAACCCTCGGAGGTCGATTGTTAAAATTAACCGCGACTGAGATGTACGGTGTGTCTGCGTCTCCATCCTCACGAGCTTCGAGATATCGGACATTCCATCCGTCAGCCAACATTTGAACCGCAACATCATCTGTGAGAACGACTGCGAAATTTCGATCACCTTCTCGATTATATTGACCTTCCTTTCCTGAAAAGTTACGGAAAATGATTCGAGCATCTTCCACCATGAATGTCTTAGCTTCGTCAGGCATTAACAAACTCCTCGTATGATCCGAATCGTTCAATTGCTTTAATTGCGTCTTGTCTCAGCGCCTCGAAATAATCCATATCAGTATGCAGATCGTCGATGCTGTCCCTATACGCCGCTAGTTCACGTTCGATCCACTTATAATCTTTAGTTCCTGATACATGATACTTCTTGCCATCCTTTACTCGCCACAGATCTCCCCCATCGTAGCGAACAGGCATGAAACTACCAGTACGACCGACATGTCTCATGTCTCCAATATCGGTAGCTCCAGTAGTATCGAGGTACATCGTTCCTTGAGTTACGTGTTTTGTTTCGCAGAGGTCGTCGAATTCAATTGGTTCGTGGCTGAAGAGTTCTTTGAAGACGAAGGGGTGCTGGAATTGAGCACCCACAGCAGTCCAGCTACCCCCGCTACGAGCGACATATACAGCATCGTTGATGAGACAGAACTTCTCGTACGTAGTCTCCCAGTCAAAATCATAGCCGTATTGTTTTCCGTATTGTATGATATAATCAATAATTTCGGGCGATGCACCAGGAATTTTGATCGAGTCTGTTTTGATGTGGACAACTTGAAATCCCCTATCTTGCACTTCGTGCTTTAAATTGATCATGAATAATGCGCCACGTTTGGCAACTATGTTGTCTTTGTTCCTGTGATCTCGAAAAGCGTTCTCGAAACGAGCGCTTGTAAGTCCGTAGACGATATTAATAACGATCTTGAGAGCGTACGATAAAGTCTCAATACCTTTAGGGTCGTCTTCAGCATCAACCAGAAACTCGGCGAGCTTACCTTCAAGTAAGCCACGGGCTCTGTCATAATCTTTACGCTTGATTGCCATACGAGCTTCTTTGAGGGCTGCAAAGTTTTGTGTATAGCTTCCAAAGAGGTTAAGTTCGATGATACTCGTCGGATGCATAGACGCCACATCCAATACAGCGACGTCCTGGTATATACCTGGCTCTGAATAGACGTAACCGCCCTCACTTGGACGTTCGTCACGGTAAGAACTCTCCTTCCCATCAAATACGTATCCTGGAAACATCTCACTTAGATCAGTATAAACAAACTTCTTTTGCGGATTCTTATCGGTTCCGAATATGATTCTAGCTGTATGTTGTTGTGTTGTGTGATTAACAGACAGTTCAGACAATGCAGCTAAAATACAACGAGCTACGAAATCTTGTTCTCTTGCTTCGAACACAGCTTCCGTGGAGATTACATCATTAACACAATATTCCTCTACCTTAGACCACATACCTTCTTCGACAGGCTGGTCCCAAGGGAGATCTAGTTCGCTATGATGAATTCCTAGCTCAATTTGAAATTTCTTTAATCCCTGCTTCTTAGAACTAAAATCATATATATCTGCATATGAGATGTTGTATGCTTCCCCAAATAACGCATCAGGTTTACTGGCAGTATCCACAATTATTCGTTGACTTAAATCGAACAGTTCCTCAAGTGAGTACCCCATATACCTTGCATACAAAATATGATTGTCGTATCGACGATTGTTGAATCCTACTAACTTCTGATGAAAGAGTGGTTCAATTTCATCACCAGTAGGATTGATCATACGAACAACGTTTGGTGACCCACGAGTTTTCCAACATACGATGAATAAATTAGGATATACCTCAACATCAAAGAATACCAATGGCTTGTCGTCAACAAGAGGTTCTGACATCTCAGTCTTACCAACAAATTTCATCGCTTGTACCATCTTAATGGCAGCTTGCGCCTGATTGGTACTCCGTGAGGCGAATGCCAAGATTATAGGACGCATGTCCGTTACATCATAACTAAGCCCTGAATTATACGCATCCTCGAGAATATGATGAATGAAATCAATCGAAGGCTTTGTGCCAGGATGAATCTCTTTTCTCAAATTCCGTTCAATGAGGAAACGTAATCCCTTTTCAGTTTGAACAGTCTTAGCATCAATCATCTTTTTCTCTTTCTTAGGCAAGCCTCCATTAAGCGTATTGATATCAAGATTATTACATTTCGTAAGTTTCCGCCGGAGGGAACTATCTCCCAATAATGTCTTAATCTCAACACCAACATCCAATACAGAATTTAACTCATGCACATCACCATTGTATATGTAATGGAGATGCAATCCTTTTCCGCTCCTGCTTAACTCTGTATACGTTGGTGGAAGTTTCGATGCCTCCTCGATATTACGCTCGAGGTCTTTTTCTCCATCCTCATCTACCAGGTCAAAGTCGATTACAATATGACTTTCTGGAACCTTTACAAAGTGAAGCTTTGTGGTGTCAATATCTTGCAAAGTTGTGGTGACATTCTCCCACTTCTTTCCAGGATATCCGCTTGGCTTAGCTTCTTGAGCTGGTAGGTCAGGATATGCATTATTGAACGCAGAACCATGTTCATCATCAAAATCATTTAGTTCAATGACATAGGAAGTGTCAGGAACAAAGGGAACCGGTCCTTGTTCAGGCAAGCCTTTAAAGCCGATATAGACACTTCGATATTCTCTATCTCCCATGACATATCGATCTTTGAAGTCTTCAAAGTAGTTTCCGAGTTCATCTCGAACCTCGTGGTATTGAAGCCGCTTGATGAGATTGGATTCTTCGCAGTATAACTTGTATAGCTCCCAAGCACGTTTGAGCTGAATTCCATCAGAGCCTTTGAATATGTCGAAATGTGCCTCCACAAAGTTATAGAAAGTGTCTGTCAACATCATCATCTTCGTAGGAATATAATTCTCGTAATAGAATCTACCCATGGCACGATAACGATGAAGGCACTTATATGCAATAGCCCCAAGCTCATAGTTGATCGACTCAAGTAGTAAATGGTACCGGACAGGCTCAATTTGCGTTCCAGTCGGATGGACATCAATTAATCTCCTTGTATTACCTGCCTTAGCATCTGTGATCTTGACTGGTTTGTTAGTTCCAACAATCAAAAATGCGTTCGGACGAATAGTAAAAGATGACCGATACTTGACATTGATGCTCATGGAGTCATGACCAACAATAGAATTTAGTCTTGTGTTATCTTCAACTCTAGACAAATCACCATCATGTTGAATAGCAACCAACGGGTTGTTTTCAAACGCCTCCATGGCAAATGTGCCATTACTACTAGTTAAGGCTTTGGCCTCGAAGGTTGCAACATACCCTGAGAAAAGCTTCTCAATAATTCCAATGATCGTAGATTTCCCACTTGCGGGTGGCCCATAGAAAACAATGAACTTTTGAATCCATTTAGAATCGCCTGCGACAATCGATCCGATAGCCCATTCGATTTTGTCTCGTTCATTGGGAGAATATAGAACACTAAGAAGCTCGTCCCAGGCATCAGTCTTTCCTTCTTCAAGAGGATATGATAGTTTCTTACTTACATAATCTTTCTTCGTGACCTTGGTATTAGCAAATGTTATACATTCATCTAGTGGATGATAATTCCCCTTATCTGGAAGGTTTCGAATATACCTATTAAATCTCTCCCAACTGCCTGTGCTAAAATTCCTAGTAACCAGAGGTTCTACAAGTTGTCCATCGTTTGCTGCTGCGTCAACGAATGAATATAGATCATTGTCAACAATTCTTTGCACGTCCAATTCATTAGTGGACCACATACCTGTGGTTTCATTCCATACAGCATAAAACGCACCACCTCGAACCATTAAGTCATCAAAATGATCAACAACCCAATCGGGGTACGCTTGCACAAAGCCTTTGGCTTCTTTAGTTCTTATTCTATAGAAATCCACGAACACCCCTTTCAAGCCACTCGTCCTCTATCTTCCAAATATTGAAAGAATTGATACCAAAGCTCAACCCTTCTTTGATCTGCTCTAGGATTATGCATTGGAAACAACCCGCCATATCCAGATGAATCATACGTACGCCAAATAAAAGGTTCTACGATTTCTTCTACATCTTCTTCTGTGAAATCGTGAGCATCAGTAAACTCACTTAATCCAAGATTATCTATAAATTCCCAAAACCATTCTCTAACTGGATCATCAGTTTGAAATTCTGCTCTTTTAGCAAAAGCTATAAGCATCTCAAGAAGAGAACATCCTGGTAAAATTCTCCATTGCGGATCATCTGGGATATCAGCTGCAAGTGTAAAGTAGTATCTTAACTCTTTCCCATCTTCAGCTCTATTGTCATCACCCATTATTTGCCATACAAATTCAATTTGATGCAATGTCCTTAAAAGCTTCCAATGTGTCAACGATGGGGTTGACTTATCAGTCACTACAACTTTCGCACAGAGCCAGTTGAAATATAGTGCTTCAAGTGGCTCACTCATAATCACTCCATTCGAAACTTTGGGAGTTGCTTCGAATGTTTAAGATCTTTCTCTTCGAGTGCCTCACCTAGTATCTGAACTTGATAATATCCTGGATCACGTAGAATTTCGTACTCAGCCATTAAACGCTCGTTACGAACATAACAAACGTTTGGATCCTTAGATCCATGACCAAACCTTAAGAAGCCGACAATATTTTCTACGTCATAGACTGGCGTATCATCTGTATCACACAGAATATTATCGCCATCATAATACGTTAACGTTGATTGTCTATTATCCACTTCTTCCTTGTCCATGTACTCATCTACATGAATGATATAAGGCTTATCTGGTGTACGTAGCGGTACTTCTACATCATAATCCCAGTCATCTTCTTCAACTGGGAATATGTTCACTACGTTATCACCATTGGACGGATGAGCATGTCTAGCTTCATGTAGACCTTCTGAATCAAGTTCAGCTAGATACACCGATCCACGTTCTTTAAATTCTCTAACTACGTGGGCCATTTCTTGGATAGCTCGGTTAAACTGTCGCATGCGGTCGTCAAACTCGAAAGTAAGCTGGACATGCTCTGGTTCAAAGTATCCATCTTCAGATTCAATTTCCGTAGCTCCAAGTTCTGTCTTCTTATCTCTATTAATTTTCTCTTCTCTATATCGCCTGAAGCCATATTCTGCTCCTACACCTGCTACGAATGAGACGACTCCAACTACTGTAGGAATCACCCATTCTCGTTTGAGTTGGAATCGCACTTCATCCTCCTAGATCTTATCGTAAATGACACCATCTACGTTGAAATCAAGTAGAATATTACGCTCACCAATTAGACCAGAGCTAAACGCTCTTTGTAATCCGAAATCAACGTAATTGTCTCCATCTGTTCCAATTACCCAACCGACAACTGATCCTGCCTGTGATCTGTCGATGCCTAACATGTCATATACTTCATTGAGAAATACATGTCCTCTGGCTCGAAGTAGATTATTGGCATAATTCTGTTGGCACTGCACATACAAACGATTCAGTTCTGAATTCTTCTTCCACTCCGGCGATCCCTCATCAAAGAATCGTGCGTAAGGAGACCACTTATTTGGATCTACGTGCGGAATAAGCTCCTTAGTTCCATCTTCATTCTTTTCTTCTGTGTACTTTTCCACAGCATGATAAATATCAAGCTCGGTGTCTACGCCATACTTCTCACGGACACGATCACGATAATCATCATAAGCTTTCTGGACCGCAGCATAAGCTGCCATCAACGCTGAATTACGACGAGTCAATTGAATGTGAGAACCAGTAAGCATAGCAATGGAAGCGCCGCCAATGATAACTGCTGGTCCATATAACTTGGCCATTTGCAATCCTGCTCGACCATAAGCATAAAGAACATCTTTATGATACTCTTCGAGCGGATACTGCTCTGAACCTTCGTTAAGCTTCTTCACGCCTGAAATATCACTTTGAATTACATCAAGCGTTTCATTAAGCTTCAATGTTGCTTTGCAAGCAAGAACTGCACTTGTAACAATTCCTGCAACTCCTGCTGTAAAGAAGATATTAGGAGATTGCTTCTTAAATAAAAGAATACTTCTACCAATATTCCTTGTTACACTGACTGGTATCTTCATTTCGCCAACTTTCCCTGCGAGCGAAGCCGAATATAAATGGCTGTTACTTGATCCGGGCGCATTCGATCAACCTTCTCCGCCCATTGCTTAGAAGGATATGCCTTCTTTAGTTCTTCTCGATATTGATCAGTTTCTGACATTAAATTTCCTCTGGTGCAGGAAGATCGATTAAATATCCGTCACGAGTTTGACGAATCTCGATGTTCTTCAAATATGTCCATCCCCATTTGTTATCTGTGTGAACTGACGGTTGACCAAGAAGGTCCAAAAGATCAGCCACAGACACTACTTCATACTTATCGATAATATCAATCAATCGTTCTACGACAAGTTCAGCTTCTCCACGATCTTCAACGAAAATCTCATTCATATCGCGTCTGTTTGTACGATATGGACGTTGATCTGGAAGTCGTCCTCTACTTAATTCTCTTGGATCTGGCCGATAGATTGGATTATTGTATTGAACCCTAGAACGATATTCTGTTGGACGACGACGATACAAAGATTCACCAAATACAATACGCTCCATGCCTTTTGTCGTCATATCAACTATTAGGTTCCTCAAGGCAGGAAGCATAACGTCTCCGGCGACATATCGCATGGACATCTTGAGATCTCCGCCAAAGAAGGTCTCTTTGAATTTACGAGTAAGAGGCTTCGGCTTTTGAACAACTTCTCCAGTAACAACCTTTTCAATTTCAGGCTTTTTCTCAATTTTTGGTTCTTTATCCTTATTGGTGTTACCTTGGTAATCCATTTTACTCCTTATCCCGCATAGGCGGAAGTTTATCTGGAGGAACTGTGGTCGCTGGAGGAGGAGGCATAGACGTCAGAGGTGCAGTCATTTCCCCAACCACATCCTTGGGAAGGATGCCTCTAATGAATTTGGTTGCAGCCTCGTCGTTTACCGCAAGCTCCATGAACAAGGCGTCAAACGCAGCTGTTTGAGAGAATGCTTCACGCAATTCATCACTTTTGATAAATCGTTTCCCATCAGCTTCTCTTAATCCATAAGCCATGAGAATGATATATTTTACTTCTTCAATGACCGCCTTAACATCTTGAGCCTTGACCATCCTTGTAATAGATGCCTCAAGGCCCCCATTATGACGAACTTCAAGATCGAGAATTTCCGTCTTTGTTAAATTGAAATAAAACGTATCTGTGGCTTGCTCGCCATTGAAATCTTCGTATGTGATGTCACGTTTAAGCATCGATATCCTTTGCTATGAGAAAGGAAAGAGCCCATGTAGGGCTCCCTCCTCTTTTGAGTTCTTACTGAATTCTGCCGGTTTTCTGAATCAAGTATTGCGCGTATCCCTTGTCGAATACCTGCTCAGCAATCGCTGAGGCAGCAAGTCCGGCCATTCCGGCAATTGCCCACCTCAGAAGTTTTGCTGATGTCGGTAGCACGATCTTTGCGACCTGCGCAGCAGCTTCATCCATTATCCATTCCTTTCAGTTTGTTCTCACTATAACCAATGAAATTACTGCGTTGGCGCTCCATTCAAGATCTTAAACTTAATGAAAGCAACAACCGTAACGACTGTCGCAATAACGCCTATGATCATGAAAAACTTCTTCATCTTACCCGCTTTCAGAGTGATGTAGTATAATTGTAACTAAATGCAAGACACGGTCTTCCATCTTCAGTGAGCAGAGTGGAAAATTCCAACTCCATTAATTTATCTGATTTCCAGCCCATCTCTCCAGAATATGTAGTTGGCCCTAAATTGATTATGTAATAGAAATCGTCCAATGTGGCATAGTCATGCTTCAAGAGCCTTGCATTAAGCTCGTTCTGAGCCTTCCGCAAAGTCTCCATATCGCTCGTCCAATATCTCCCAGTAAATAACTCACAGCACAAGACATTCCCAGGCCCGCTAATGAGAATATCTGGTGCTGGAGGTGGATTCTTCTTTATCTGTTCTTCTGCAATCGAATCTCGAATGGATTGATCTTTACGTGCACCGTACTCTTCAATGACTCGATCTCGATACTCAGAATATGCTCGCTCAGTGATGGCGAATGCAGTCTGAGCGGCAAGGGTCTTTCGAGCTCCCAATCGATTTGAGCCTGCGATGCAAATGATCGTAGAAGTCGCTGAAATTGCTGTTGGGATATAACATTTCCAAACAAGACGAGTACGTTCCTTTAAGCTAGAAGCTTCTTTATTCTTTCTAAGTATCTCAGCTGCTTCGAATGATGCCTTTCCTGTCAAATATACAGTGGCAAGGGTTCCTAATCCTGCCAGAACAGAAAGAATTATGGGTGAATGAGCTTTAATAACGGGTCTTAGATTCATCACCTATCCTTGCGCATTTCTCGAACGAAGATCCAAATAAGCCAAAATCCGCACGTTAAGAGAGTCATAAAGACATCCCAGATAAAGCTAAAGAAGCCATAATGCTTCTTGCAGTTACAATCGGACATGATTCCTCCTTTCGAAAAAAGAAATGAGAGGACTAGGGTTCACGACCCATCGCAAATCGTGATTTATGGGATGTCCTCAGACAGAGCTCCACCAGGTGGGCAAGGATCTTCTCCTCGCACAGGCGTGTCTCACCTTCCTCTCATTATATAAGGTGTATTTCTTGCGTCACGGCGGATAAGTACTCCAAGCCCCCCAACCTGAAACTTCCCAAATATGATGAGCACAAGCAAGATTGAACACTGGATCTCGTAGATTGCCACCACCACAATCATCGATCCACATTGGCATCACTTGAGTCAATCCAGTAGCTCCGGATGGATTATGCGCATTAGGATCACAGTTTGACTCTCTCCACATGATGCCACTCAATGGATAAATCCACTGCTGATGAGTGAAACCAGCTTCGATGGCATACCAATACCATTCACGACAAGAAGTATCTGGTTCCGGTGGAATGGAATCGATGATCTGCTTCAAAGCAATGTCATCAGCAGGATCTGGTGTTGCAGCTACTTCAGCTATCTTAGTGTTCCAGAAAGCAATCTGATTCCAAGTACAGCTGGTAGTTGACACCACTAGGGCGATAACGCCAATAGTGGGTAGGATCTTCTTCATTGTGTACTCCTTTCTAATAGAAACAGAAAGCCTAAAACCCGTGTTGGGTCTTAGGCATTGTTCTCAGCCCTTGTGCATGATCTTGTAGTCGATCTGTCTCGCGTAGGCTTTGCGACCTTGCGCCGCACTCATCGAATCGATGAGCTTCGCAGCAGCCGTAACTGCCAGAGCTCCGATAGCGATGACTGCAAGCGGGTTCTCGTCAAAGTTCCTCTTGAGCTTCTCTTTCCACGTCATTTCATTTCCTTTCGGTTGATCTCATTATATACCATGAAAATATTGCGGAAAAACTATATGAGAGGAAGCGAACCGTGGTCCTTATCTAACTGCTGTTGGTTAAGCAATCGTATCGTTCATTATCCATCAGCCAGATGGAACTTCCTCTCATTATAAGACGTGAAAATCTTGCGAAAACCTAAATCCCTTGCAGGATGTAGGCTTTGGGTTCACTGTGATTTTGCCTTCTCCACAGCTACTTGACGAACGGTGTCCAAGATCACGTATGCGCACACGCCGATTGCGATCTTCTTGATGCTACTCTGGACCAAGTTCGTAATGTAAATACGCTTGTTCTCGAGTTTCATGTCGTCGATCACGCTCGACTCTGTGGCCTTCGTGTTCTTCTTCACCACGTCGACTTGTACTGTTCGGTTCTTGAACATATAAATCCTTTCGTGATTACCTCATTATATGAGCTGAATAATCTGCGTTTGTATATTAATAGTTTTTGAAATCTTCCCCCCGGGATTTTTTTGATGAAAAATACGCAAATCCGGCTGATAGTCCTCTCTTTTGTGATATGAGCGACGTGACCCCCTTTCCGGCACCTTTATACCTCCTAACCCTTTTTCGTGGCTTAGAACGCAACACAGAGGGTAGTTTTTTACAAAAAGAGTTAAAAAATTTAGAATCCTTGTAAATATGGCGAAAAACATAGAAGCCATGTACTCTTTACACAGCTTCTATGCCTTCCACTACGTCTGGTCTTAGATTATGACCTCGTTCGTAGAACGAACCCCAATCCCTTCGATACCATGACATGCTTCTGCTCGTATGCCACAATGACCAGTATCCCCAAGATGTTTCCGAGCACGATCGCCATCGTATCCGGACTGACTCGCTGTCGGCGTCCTTCTTCTGCCTTCATTCGAGTCAATCGTTCAAGATGATCGATCAGCTTAGGATATTCCTCGGAATCTGGCCCATATGTGTTCATATCGGTCAGAACCTTCTCAATGGGCTCATCTAGGATTGACGATTCGATCGTAAACAATCGTCTCAATTCCATGTCCCTTCTGTAGTCTCATTATATACGTTGTTTTACTTGCGAATTACTCGGGATCATGGTAACCAGAATCGGGTTCTGTCGTAACCTTGAAAGAAACAACCTCTTGATCTTGAAGATCAGCAGGATCACCATTCAATTCCAAAACATAGACCATTTTGCCTTCATCATTCACCGTAACAACCATTTGACCGTCATGCGGTCTAGTCTTTAAGCGAATATAGCCATACATTGTGCCTAAACCGAAAACATACGAAAGAATCAAATAAGCATAGCTCATACTCATACTCCTGGGATCGATAACGTAGGATGTCCGCTGCTTCCGTTTTCATCCTCAATTTCTACGTATTCCACAACACGCATAATTTGAGTTTGACCGAAATTTCCATCTATAGTGACTAAATCACCCATGTTATAGTCTCGACGATACTGATATTGCGTAATTTTTGAAATATCAGCTCTAGCTATAGTAATTTCGTTTTGAGACTGAAGTGCTTCGTTACCTCTAACGACCATTTTTGCTAGAATATTGGTTAATGCTGCGCCAACTGGAGGATCAGTTAAATTTCCATCAATATCGTCAGCATCTACTATCATTATTCGTCTATCGTACTTGGTAGGCCCAGTATCCACCATTGTATATACATATCGCCCAAGTACTAATGCCGAGTTTTTTGATCTCTTGTTGCTGAACAAATATTCAGCTGATTCGAGGTCTCCAGACTTCCAAGAGAATCTAACACTTGCTGACTTGTTAGTACCTGGAAATATAGATAAAACAGTCTGCGTATTGTTCCCACCGTAACCAGTAAATGTGTTTCTGCGGATACTACTTACACCAAGATCATCTACAGCGAGAATATCCAGTAAACGTTGATGAACCGTACCCTTACTAACTGCTCGAGCTACTGACGTTCCTCCTGTGCCAGCTATAGCCTGTGCAACGACATTAACAAGAGCGTCATTAGCATTTGCAGTGTTCACAATATGATCATTGATCAACTTTACTGCTTGATTCCAAGTCCAATCAGCCGCAAGACCGTACTCAACGACAGTCGATGATGTTCTAGCTCCATTAACACCGACAATTCTGTTCTCTAAATAACATTCGAGACTTCTACCAGTAACTGCTATTGTTGGATCAGATTCAGCTTCTTCAGTAATCTCATGATTCTCAACAATCATTACTTCCATAGTATCTGCGTGAGAAATAAGTGTACCAATTGGTAGAAATTCTCTCAAACCAGAACTAAGTTGCCCAGTTATCTCAAATTCACCAGGATCACGATATCGTTCAGCCCACATAACACTATTAACGTTGTTAATAGCTTCTCCACGTTCAAGAACGGTAGGGTCTGTGACATAATTAAACTTGAATAACTCCATAATCAGACCCCCCAATAAGCCGCATAATAATCAATTTCGTTCCAATTAAACGAAGCAATATCATTGAAATTGAAAACATTTGCCCCAGGAAACAGAATCGGCCAAACTGAATTAGGTTGAACTCGATCAAGAAGATGTGTAGTAACTCCAGCACGAACCATGTACAAATATCGATTGGCAAACTCACTCGAGAAATAAAGTTTATCACCGCTTAGAAAGCCACCATTAGGGATGATCTTAAACACCCATTCTGGATTGGTTGGAACGTCCTGAATCGTGAAGGAAGGCGTTGTGGCTTTAAATGTAAGTTCCATACAGAAACCATGAGGCGCTGTTGACAAGCTATCAGCAATGATAATTGGGTTAGTTGTCTTCAGATCAGATGCTTCATATTCAACTGGATTAATCGCTCTAAACATAGGATCATCACATCGAATTGTAATCTGAACTTCTGGCAATTGAGTGAAATATGGAACCTCAAACTTTGTTATGAATCCAAGAATTCTAGATACAGTTGTGGCTCCAGAATTGAAGTGTAATGTAACTTGTCCAGTTCTAGTAGACGAAATGGCGCGATAGAGCTCGTCTCGAATGTCAGAATATGATTCATCAATACGAAATCGTGGGTTCAAAACGATTCGCATTACAATCTCTCTAGTTTTCAGTCCAAAATCATAATATCTAGGTTTTGTAACTAGACCAGAACCATAAAATTTCGGAACGAGCTCATCTGCGTCAATGCCAGTCATGTTTCGAATAATGTATTGATAAGGCGCATCCGCATCACGGAGACTAAAATTAACAGCTTCTACACCAGGGGCTGAATATAGAACTACGCTAGTAACTCTCATGGGATACTCAACTCCTCTTTAGCCATCGTGATTTGATTACGAGTTTGCCTGTAAATATCACTCGTGGACAACTGTTTTGGAGCATAGATGTTTTGCTCAAAGCTTACCTGACCTGGTACAACTGGAGCAACGTTCGTTTCATCTGCCTGAGTATTAGCAGTAGCTGCGATTGTACTAGCTTGTGCATATGAATATGATGGCTCAATGTAACGACTGAGTTGCTTTGCGTCCTGGGCAACAGATGACAAATCAAGAACTGGAGTGATGGTAGGATTAAAATCTGGAGATAGATTAAGTTGAGTAACTAGATCTGTCATAGCACCATTGATAACCGCAGCCATACGGTCGCCAATGCCCTTATCCATTTCTGATGCCGGATCAAGTTCACTCAACCATGAAGTAACATTTCCCCACTCATCGTACATGCCATTATAAAGACCCTGCATAACAGCTTTACCAGCCGGAACAAGATTCTTTATGGCGTGCCCCTTGGCCAGGTTCATATCATTGAAATGACTCAGTGGGTTTAGACTATTCAACCAGCCGGTTGCCTTGTTCCAAACTGCCTGCATACCATCCCATAAACCTTGAATGACTGCCCTACCAGCATCATAAAGAGATCTTCCAAGATCTCCAATGGCCGATGCAACTTTACTGCCAATGTCTCTAAAGAAGTTTACGACACCAGTCCATCTGTCTGTAATTCCAGTAAAGAAACCACTAATAAGACTGTAACCCTTAGACACAAGACTGCTAAGAGTATCGCCAACCCATCCAACAATATTCTTAACAAGACCACTAAAGAATGAAGATACTTGACCAACCGCACTAACTACGCCATTATACAAACCAGTAAGGAAATCAACACCCTTTTGCCAAAGAGTTGAAATTACATTACCAATCCAACCAAGAATCTTTCCTGGGATTTGCATGAAGAACGCCATTGGCCCAGGCATAGCTGTCGTAAGACCATCCAAGAACCCCTTGATAAATGCGGCAGCAACACCGAACAACAGTGTAGAAGCAACCTTACCGAGTGCTTCCGCTACACTAGTTAGTGTTGTCACCCATAGATTAACAAGGGAATCGACGATAGCCGCAAGTTGTGTTGAAAATGCATCGAGGAATCCAGTAATGATTTCGCCAACAAGCGTAACAATTGTTGGAATATTATCTCTAATTCCTTGCAGCAAACTTGTAATAATAACCAATCCAGTTTCAATCAACTTTGGAATATAAGTCTGAATAATCAGGAATATTTGCTCAATTAACGTCCTGATAAGTGTGCCAAGCTTTGGAACCAGTTTGGTCAATGTGACTATAAGCGCATCAAGAAGTTTGCCAACAGCCTTCATAATTTCTGGAGCTGCTGCACCAATGAGTTGAATAAACAGAATCGTACCTTCAACAAGACCAGTAACGAATGCTGGAATTGCCCGACCCATATTCTTAAGCGCTTCAACAAATGCTGCGGATCCTTTTGCTCCAACTTTGGCAATAGTTGAGAATGCCTTAGCTACTTGATTTGCACCGAAACCAAGCAAAGCAAATCCAGCGCCAATAACAACCAAAGCTGCACCGAGTGCAATCATTGCAGGAATAGCTGGCTCAATAAGCAATGCAGCAACAGCAAGCGCAGCTAGAGCTATACCAATACCAAGAAGACCATGAAGAAGATCTCCAAAACTGATTGACGCAAATGCCTTAAGAACTGAAGCAAGAGCCAACAACGAAACAGCCATAATGCCAATGGCAATTGCGCCACCGATAGCACCAGTCATAGCGTTAGCTGCAACTGCCAAAATAACTAAAGCACCAGCTAGAGCAGCAAGACCAGCGCCAATTTCACCCCAAGACATACTACCAAATATCTTCATTGCCGTAGCAATAGCAAGAAGAGATGCTCCAACAAGAACCAATGCGGCTGCTTGCATAACCATATTCTTAGGCATAAGTCTCATTGCTTGACCAATGATAAGAAGACCTGCGCCAATACCAACAAATCCTGTAGCCATTTCGCCCCAGGACATAGTTCCAAATATCTTTATTGCGGCAGCTAGTACATTAAGCGAAACAGCAACGACAAGTAAGGCCGCGCCTTGCATGAGTATGTTCTTAGGCATAAGTCGAAGCGCTGCGGCAATAAGCAGAAGTCCACCAGCTACACCAGCAAACCCTGATGCCATTTCACCCCAGGACATAGTGGCAAATATCTTTACTGCACCGGCAAGAATGTTTATTGCAACAGCAATAGCAAGCATAGCGATGCCAGTAGTAATCATGCTGCCTTCCATGGCAGACAATGGAATCATAGCTGCAACCATAATGCCAAGAAGAACAGTTACTCCAAGTAAACCCTTTGCCAAATCTTCCCAACTTAGTTCGGCTAGACTCTTTGCTGCGACAGACAAAATAAGAATTGCCCCAGCTAGAACAGTTAAGCCACCAGCCAACATAGTGAAAGTAACAGCACTCATTGGGCCAGCATTCATCTTAGAAACAATGGCAAACGTAGCCATAAGCTGACCAAAGCCAACTGCCATTGCTGCTAACGCCTTAGTCAACGCTGCAGAATCAATCATGGAAAGAACAAGCACTGAAGCTGTCAGAATTGCAATTGCTCCAGCAATCTTAAGCAACGCATTAGCCTTAATATCCGTTTGCATGGCTTTCAGAACACCAGTTAGCTCACCCAAACTCTTCTTGATTCCATCGAGGAATCCTCCGCCGAAATCAATCTTGAACCCAGAGTGAACAAACTTTGCCAATATCGCTACGATACCGCCAACCAAAGCCGTATTCAATGCATCAAGTGCTGTATCGAAATCGCCTTCTCCGATTACGTCAGCAATCTTCTTGCCAAGATCTGAGAAGAAATTCTTAATAGCATCCCAAACCTTATCAAGAACTTCACCAACCTTCTGCATAGCCTCAGAGAATGGCTTCCAAATATCCTTCAACTTATCCATTATGCCTTTAAGGCTAGCGAAACGATCCCCAACTCGTCCAAGACTTTCATTGACCTTATCGCCAACGTTAGGATCAAATCCAGTAAAGAAATCTACAATCTTATCTTTTAATTCACTAAGAAATGGCAGCGGAGCTTTTACAGCATCAGTTAACTTAGCAAAGAAATCCTTAATCCCTTCGCCCTTGACCAATGCAGAATATAATTCAGTAAAGAAATCACCAATCTTAGCTACGAAATCAAGGAATTTTCCAGAACTTGCGCCTTGAATGCTTCCAAGTAGATCACCAATAAACCTTACACCTTGCTTAACAATTTCCCAACCGATTCCCAAAATCGAGAACAATCCCTTAAATATACGATGTAGATTCTCAATTGTTGCTTGGCTAGGCTTCAATGCATTTGCAAAATCCTTAAATCCATTTGTTAAATTCATAAGACCTTGCGCAGTTGCAGGAGGAAAGATTTCTCTGAATGCGTCCTTAATCGGCTTAAGAATTTCGCCAAGATTCTGAATAGCCGTTTTGATGGAATCAATTAGGACGGTTCTTCCGCCTAGATCTTTCCATCCTTGTAGCAACGCATTACGAGCGTCTGCGTTCTTTTGAATCACTCCGCCAAGAGCATCACTGATTCCAGTAAACAAATCCGTAGCTTCAGTGAAGTTACCAATTAAAATACGGAATGTCGCAGACCATCCAGAACCAATAGATTCCTTCAACGTCCCCATTAAACCAGTAAATGTTCTAACTTTCGTCGCTGCGTCAACACCAGTCTTACCAAGTTCTTGAATCTGCGCAATCTGTTCTGCTGTGAACCCCTTAGCCGCTAGTTCGGCATCGGTCATATCTCCAGTGAAGCCTTGAAGAGTTGTAGTCAGAACTTCTGCTGTCAACCAACCTGATTCAAGTGAACCTCGAAATGAATTACCAGCAGAGGTCCATTGATCGAAAGTTTGACCAATTGGAACGTCCTTAATCGTCCCAAGAGTCTTACCAGTTTCGAACAATGCCTTCTGGAAAACCTCACCGCCCATGCCAGCATTAACAACGGAGTTCCAGTCAATCAGCTTGACCGTGCCAGTTGAGATAGCTTGAGACAGCTGATACATCGCTGTTGACGCCTGATCTGCACTCGAGCCAGATATGGCAGCAAGGTTCGAAATACCTTTGATAGCCATGACTGAAGTGTTTAGATCAACACCGGCGGCGGTGAACGTACCAATGTTCTTGGCCATCTGGCCGAAGTTATAAATCGTCTTGTCTGAATATTGGTTCAACTGATCAAGAGCAGCGTTTACTTGCTCGAGATTTGTGCCATCGGCCTTAGTATTGGACAAAATGGTCTGAATAGAACCAATATTGAGTTCATATTCATGGAATCCTGCAATAACTTGATCCAAACTTAAGGACTTTGCAATACGAGCGCCCGCTTCGATTGCCTTGGTGGTGATGTTTGCTAATGCAGTAATGGCGATGGTACTGAGCGCAATGAACTTCTTACTGAGGCCTTCGATACCATCAGCAATTCCATGAAAACTAACTTTGTCGGCAGCGGCAGTTACATCCGAAAGACCTTTGGACGCCCCCTCAAACTTTAAGGCCTTCTCCAATTTCCCGAGGCTGGTGAGTGTAGTAGATATACCTCTTTCAAATGCGGCATTATCAAACTGCATTCGGACAATGCGATCATCTACACTAGCCATTGGTCACCTGCCTCCAAATATCCTCGAGGATCTTGTCGAATACGGGTCTCATAGCTGGATTAATGTAATCGCGTCCTTGAACGTATCCGCCAGTCCCGGTACCGTGTCCATACTGAACAATAACGGCAATGTTCACACCATTATGCTTATGTGTATTGGACCAATTGATAGCGCATCGAACTGCGGAACGTTCAACTGTATAAACCCAAGAATGAGCAGTAGCTCCTGTGTCCCTAGGAGTTGCTCGTGAAAGAGCATCAACGCCCACACGTCCGTAACGGTCAAGATCAGAAAATACTTTACCACTCTTCATAAATTCTAAAAATGAAATAGTTTTCTTGAACGAGCCAGAGGATGTAGCGCTAATCATGGCGGTTAAATCTTAATTGCAGTAATAACCACCGCATACGGCGAAAGAAGATTATGTGCTGCGCCACCTCCAGTGTTTTGAATACCACCAACTAGGTTAGTAGCGTTGGCCCAACCACTAATAGGTTGTGACGACCAAGCGGTTGTAGTATCATGGCTACCACCAATACCACCAGCGTAGAGGCCTTCTCCTGTTCTGGTAGTACCAAATTCACCACCATCTGCAGTAGTATGATAGTGATTAACATCGTGCTGGTGATTAGCCGCAGACATGTTATGAGGATGGGAGTGAGGTGGCATTTCATTAGCGGTTAGAATATGTGCCTTTTCTCCTCCAGTTTTTCCCACCGGGGAAAATTCTGTTTGCGATGCGTCAAGGGCAACTTGAACTCGTCCTTTATAGTTTGGCAATCCGTACGTGGTTGTGCCATCACCACCAAACGTAGTACCCAAATATGCAGCTAAAGCAGCTTCTGCTGGTATGATAGGCCTAATCGCTCCATCACAAACAAGCCATCCAGCCGGTACTGGCGTTTTCGGGTAGTTAGCAAGCTGACCAGTAGGAATTGTTGCACCATTAACTCCAGGGTTACCCTGAGGGCCTTGAACGCCTTGAGGACCCTGCACACTTCCAGCATTAATTTCTGTGCCTGCTCGAGTAATTAGAATAAGATCGGTACCTACGACATTACCGTCAACAACAGTTTCGTTCTCAATTACCAGCATTCTCTCAGCGGTAAATCCAGTTACAGTGGCCATAGATCCTCCTGATTCTTTTGACTGCTACTAATCTCATATGAAACCGCATCCAAATATACCGCAGTATCAGAATCAATTTGAAACGTAGTTCCATCAAGCATGGAAATATACTCGCCATCTGTTTGTTCATCAGCTGTCCAAGTACCATCGCCATTATCTGTAATGATGAATCGATTCCACTTTCTAACGAAAGCAGCAAGACCTTTCAACGATGGAAGACGCGCATCACTATCCTCACTACCATATAAAATTTCTTCAAGATCAGTTAACATATGAGGATCAAGCTCAAGACTATTAAAAATTACATGTGCAGTAGGACGGAAAAATTCAATTTCTTCTGGAATTGCAGCTAATGTCCATTCAAATTGAAGAGGCTCTGTTTCCAAAGACAACGTTTGATGAGTTCGTTGAGCAACAAGAGCAGTTAAATTGTACAAAAGATGAATCTTATACCCAATCGGACCAGAAACGTCATCTCCAATTAATGTTTGATACGATAAACCAAATCGACTTTGCGCTTGATTTGTAACGTAAAACCCAGTTTGATCTTCTAATGTTCCTTCGTAATTTTGGAATTCATCAGGATAAGTAAAGGCCCTAATCGTAGCTGAATATTCGCCAATAGTTACAATGTCGTTGAATTTCCAACCATCGAAATGAACTGGCTCAGCACTATTAGTTCCGTTTTCATCAATAGAGATAAGTCCATTCCACGGAATTCCATAACCATCATGACCGTAAAGAACTCCGTGACTAATACCAGTTTCATAAACATGTTCACCAACTTGATCCCAAACAAGGGCTGTCATTTAACCTCCAATCAACCACTGGTATTGTATAAGGCTCTTCTCTGAGCATTTAGATCACGATTTCTCTGAGCCATCTCATTTCTGCCCATCTTCTTAGGTTTAGAGTTCTTAATGTTGCATATACGAATTAATGCGAAAAGACGATTCAAATGCCAATGCTCACATTCAAATGGAATAGCAAACGCAACCATCCAATAATAAATTAATTCAGCCGTAATTATCTCACCTCGTCCTTTACGTTCTGGCATAGAACCAAAAGTAGTTGCTGATTCTTTAGACTCAATGTAAGTATTGATTTGAGTTATGTTCTCAGATGAAATTCTAGCAAAGACATCTTTGGGATAAATCGACGTGAGAATCATTGCCTCTACATAACCCATAACTTCTTCTGGAGATTTATTGGTTGAATTCAAAAAAGGCTTTTGAAACCGTGACTCCCATTTTGACAGTGAGACCAAAGAATGCTCCAACTCTAATTCAAACTCGTCAGCCTTTTCGAAAGTTGACGACTCTTCATTAAAGTATTCCGCCCCAGGTATAATGATTCTAAGCATTCTTCAGTCTCCCATCAATTTTGATTAAGACTTTGCCGGAGGAGCCTTTGCTGCTGCGCTTGCTGACGTCATAACCGTCCCAGGGAATAGAGCGATAACTTCATCCGGAGTAGGTAGCTTCGGCTCAGTAGCTGCTGCCCCATAAAGAATCGTCTCGAGGGCAGTAAGTTCGGTCGGTGACACAAGCCCAGAATCAACGACAACCAGTGAGGTTGGGTTAAGACCAGTTACTGGGACAGGAGTCGTTGAGATCTCCCAGCTGAAGGTAATGGCTTCCGGGGAATCGTTAATGGTGTTGTAAGCCTTCTCAGAAGGACTGGCAATGCATCCATAAACAAGGTGAAGCTTGTACCCATAAGAATCACCCTCGACGTCGTTACCTACTCTAGTGCGATAGCACAGGCCGAACATCTTTCGTGGCTGCTGCCCGACAAAGACACCATCAGAAGGAACGGCAAGCCCATCAAATTCAGCCCACTCTTCTGGATAGGTGAACGCCTCGAGCGTCGCACCAAACTCCTCGACAGAGATGAGGTTCAGATACTTGATGTTGTCAGCATACTGCGCCGTTGATTCAGCTCCTGACGGCGACTCCGTAACAGTGGTAAGGCCGTTCCAAGCAACTCCTTTATCGTACACTCCTGTTGCGTTAGGAATGTAAAGTACACCATGATCTACGCCAGTCTCGTAAAAACGATCACCGACAAGATCCCAAACAAGCGGTCCAGGCATTGTGTTTCTCCTTAGAAGAACAGTTTGTAAACATCGTGGTTGAGGTTATCAGCCGTGTAAAATCGATCGTATACGCACAATGGCAATGCCGAAACTTTATCGAGAATGCCACTATCTGGATCTTGATCAATGACCGTTACCTGATAACGCCTTCTACTCAAATATGGCATATCATCAGCATGTGTTTGCAATTCATAATCACGATGATATACAATACACGGATAAGCCATTTTAACAGAAGGTGGTGGCTGAAAATATACTTGATCAGTCCCAAGAAGATCGGTCAAAACGGCTTGAAGCTCAAGGCGTTGGGCCATTGTAAACACTCCCGAGACTCAAGATGAGACGGGGGCTCCTGACTTCGACATTTGTCACAGTCCATAGAACCCCCGACCACCGTACGTACTTGATCTTAAAGAAGTGACTGATGGCATATTCATCGGCGACAACACTAATTGAATTACCAACTGTAATATCGTCGTTCAGGTCTTCTCCGGATTCTAACTTTCTCGTGTTTCGAATTACATCACCGTAATATAACGTTTCGGTGATTGTATCAACCCAAACACCTGAATCAGGCGGTGTTTCTACGGAATCTCCGTATCCAACCTCCCCAAAGAATCTAGCCATCTTAGCTCCTTTATCGGATGCTACTCAGAAGACTTCCCTCTAGGAGTCCTTGCCGTAGTGGCCGTCACAGTCCCGTCATCATCAGGAAGTGATCCGTGAACCGATGGGCTACTCTGACGCTCGTTCGGCGGCTCAGGAACGATGACGTGATCAGTACCACCTGGAGGAGCAACGAACGTGCCCTGCTTGAAGACCAACGCTGACTTGAGCTTGACCAACGCACCAGAGACACGGGTCTCCATCAGATACTTGTACTGGTTGAAATCAATGTCGAAATCATCAAACAGACTAACAGCGCCACCCTTGTCGGAACCAATGACGTAGTCATTCATATTTACGATGATCGCCTGTGGTTGTCCAGCGGCTGGATCAAAGATGTCAACTGGAACAATCGAAGAAACACGAATCTCCGAAGCGAACTGATCGAGAGATGTGTAAATCCGACGACCAAGCGTGTCCTTCAACATCATAGCCTTAGAGAGGAGGGCCTCACTGGTATACAGCGTCGGTGTTCCTGTCCCACGATACTGCGACCGCCACTGAATCACAGCGTCAACAAACTTATCAATGGTAGAGAAATCACACGCTACCTGAATGACGAACAGCGGATCATCCTTAGCAATCGGACGAATGCGATCCTCGAGGATCTTGTCCGGATCAGGAACAGTACGGCCATCGCCCAGAAGAATCGCACGAGCCAATTCCTCATCAAGCATCAACCGCATCTCGCCCTTCATCCAGGCGACAACGTCGAAATCCGTAACGTCGAGGATATCGTCACGATCCAGCTTCTGCTTCTTGTAAATGGTCTGCGGGCTGGTTTCACGACGAGCAGTTCCGTAGAACTCCTCCTGCTTCTCCGTACCCGTAATATAACCCTTGGCCCGAGCATCATCATACGTGAGATCTGCCCAGTGAGTCTTCACCCGGCTGAAGGGGCTCTTACGAGCTCCACCAAGAACTGAGTTCACCCACTCCGTACGACGAGTATAGAACTCAGGAGCCGTAGTAAGCGCCTGAGCCTCAGGAAAGAGAACGTCGATTTGATTAATCCCGTGCGCAAGAGCATAGCTCTCAACAGCCTGCTTCAGCGAACCAACCCTGGTCGCATCAGCAACAATTCCCTGGATGTCGGAATGCGAGAGAACAGGCGACGTGCTAGCCTCTTTCCCGTCTTTCTCGAAAACGTTGCGGGTCATTGAGGTACCTTCCTTATCGGTATCGGTAGAGTCATCGTTGAGATTATCCTGTTGCGCTTCTCCCTGGCCAGCATTCTCAAGAGCCTGACCGATCATGTAATGAAGTACATTCTTCTGCTTCTCTGACATAGAATCATAAACATCCTGAATAGTTTCTTCTCCATCAGTGGTGTCAGTAGCGTCAGTAGTATCAGTAGCATCACCAGCTGCGTGCTCGATTTCAAGCTCAAGGCCTGTATAGATAATTACCTCATCGTCTAGTTGAACTTCATCACCATCAGAGTGACGAACGGTAACATTCTCGATAAGAGCGCCAGGATTAGCGCCAGACAAAACTAGGCTTACTTCACGAATCGCACCATGAAGAACCTTGCCACTTCGCTCAACGAGTTCGTTTGCCCAGATAGACAGCATGCTAATGTCGCCATGATCAAGAAGACCTCGTGCGTGGATCGCCTTTTGCGACTTATTGAAGAATCCATAAGCATACATGCCATCATCCCGACCTTCAAGGATGGCGTGACCAAGAACGTTTTCGGGATCAGTATGACCATGCTGCCAAACAAGCGGAACCTTCATCTTATCTTGATGCTTGAACGCTCCAGGCATAATGGTTCGACCGTCGGAGCATTTAAGCCCAGCCTTGGTCGCGTAACCGCTGAAATCTGCTTCCATTTTGACTGTTCCTTTCGAAAGAGTTAGGCCCCTGAACTATCTTCTGGTTGGACCTGTTGATCTGGTTGGATTTGCTGATCTGGTTGTGGCATGTTGCTATTGACAAGTTGATCGGCCTTCGGATCATCAGAAGGTTTGATTCCCATAAACTGTCTAATCTCATTTGCCGTAAGAATCTCATTCCGAGTAAACTTATCAGCAATCTCAGCGATGTCACCAACAGGAACAAGTTTGAACGGATCTCGGAAGTATCTAATCCGTTCATTCCTTTGCGTACCCTGGGGCCCAAGGAACGCTCTCTGCATGGATTCGATAACAGCATCGACAATAGGCTCGATCGTACGGGCAAAGTAATTCAACATAGCTGGTTCATCAGCCGTGCCGTTCATTACCGCTTCGGTAAGACCGAGTTGGCTATACAGCATGTTGGTTAAATATTCAACTTGCTTCAGAAGATTGTTCTCGGCGGGTCGATTGAGTTGAGTAATCTTTTCAGTACCGTCAATGTAGGCAATGCCGTATTGACTGCCCCTCAATTGAAATTCAATATCTTCTCTTCGTTGCACAGCCTGTTGTCTTCTAGCTTCAGATTTAATGACATAAGGCAACTGAATGATAATGTCTAGTTTTCCAGAACTTGACTGTTCATCAACTGAATCAAGAAGGCCTAATTTCCTGATCAATCTTTGCAAAGTCGAGTTTGGTTCGTTCATAACAGAAAACAATGGGTTTTCAACAATAGCTACAAAACTCTTCTCCAACGTGATTTCTTCACGTTTTCCACGATTTTCATTATAAACACTAAGTTTAACATGTTTTGGATACCAATTAACAACGTCACCTACACGCATCGTGAAAATATCGAAAGGTTGTGGACTTCGTGTCGTATCTACAGGAACAATAACCGCTACACCTTTATCAAACAACGTTAAACAAATATCTTGTCTGAAAGCCCTAGGCCCTTGATCAAGATTTGGCTCCAAAGTAAGACAATCGTTTAATGAACTCTTCATATCACTTAAATAACGATCATTTTTATCAATTTTCACATGCTTAATAAGAATGCTCGCAACGTCAATGCTAATTCTTGTATAAATAGATGAAATTAGCGAACGCTCGTTGTAAATCTGTAGTTTAGATCTTGATGGAGAAATAACACCATAAGAAGCACCACCTGAAGCATAATCAAGACCAGAATCTTCTGGATTTTGACGGAAGGCATTCCAAACTCTTTTAATTCGATCTAAAACCGGCAAGATGAACCACCTCCCATTCTCGACAAGGAAACATTAACTTCATCGTTCATTCAAATGCCTCCTTGTTAGCTTTATAGGCAACATAAGCGTCCATCATTGCTGATACATTATCAATCTTTTCGTCAGCTCGTTTCTTAAGAAGTTTACGGTTTCCGTTAGTATCTTCCAAAGTAACTGCGTTACCCATTGCGAATGACATTAGATCCTGATCGAAGATTAGCTTTCGTTCTTCAGCTAAAATCTTCAATTCGCCCAATGGAACCGATTCTGTTCGTGCACCTTGAATGACTTTTTCAATTCCATAATCGCCATTCTCTGCTTGCCACCTGGTAACAAATTCTTTAGCATTGTATGGATCAAATCCAAAGCAACGAACATCATACTGATTAGCTGTAACGAAAGCATCAAGATCATCATAAACTTCCATCATGTCTAGAACAGTTCCTTCTAGAACATGAAGACTACCCTCACTAAGAAATTGTTCATACTTAGCACGCATAGCTCCTGGAAGTTTCATCAATGTCAAAGATGTAATGTAACTTCTAGTTTTTACTCCGAATGAGAAATTCTGAAAAGGAAAAAGAAGAGTAAAAGCACAGAAATCGTCACCTTGCGACAAGTCTGCGCCAAGAGAACAAGGCATACCCCAGAATTCTCTTTCACGATGAGGAAGCGTCTCTTCATACGTAAAGAAATACGTATAGCCTTCCATAGGAATGCCAAACCGCTTCGCAAGAATGTCATTCCGAGACGCAGGAGCCTTTTCCGCTCTTTCAACATCCAAATGATAAACATCATAAGTAACCGTCTTGCCAAGATTCGGATTAGCTTTAATCCAAGTGGAAGGATCGGCTACTTCTTCGATTTCATCTAATTTGTAATGCCAGATTGAAATGTGAGGCGCTTGGTATTCTCCTCGAAGGATGCTGGCAAGTTCCATTTTGATTGTGTCTCCGGAACCATTCCGAACTGTTCCTTCTGAACTGATAGCGACAATCAAATAGTCTTCCATCTTTGAAGCGCCCTGTTCGATTGCACCAACAACATCTTCTCTGATGTCTCCAGACAACCATTCATCAATTGTCGACACCTTAGGCCGAAGACCTTGAAGCTTATTGATGGTCATAGGACGAACTTCGAGAAGTGAACCAGTTAGAAAGTTTTCGATGCCCTTCTTAGTTGAAGCAAGCTTTACTCTTTGAGATCTAGATCCAGTAGTATTCTGTAAAGACCCCTCCGTTAGGAATTTAAATAGAGGACCTCTAGCTCTAGTGATAGCAGTACGAAGCGGCGACATTACCTCTTCGGCTTGTTTCATAGTTGGAGCAGTTGTAATCTGGTGAGTGGTTGCGGTATCAACATTCAAGAAGTAGGCTTGAATACATTGAGCATACATGGATTTGGCAGCACCTCTGGCAACAATGAGATACTGCTTGGTTGTCAACCGCTTCTTAATAAGTTTTTGAACATAATGACCATCACGACTACCTGGAATTGGTTCATACACACTTCGTTCAACAAAGTAATACCAACCAAAAATTTGTTCTGCCCAAAGTTTAAAAGTATCAAGAAGATACAAATCGCTTCCATCAGTAAGAGTAAGTTCAAACTCGCAATACTTAATGAATCCATGAACAGCCATGTCATCATAAAAAATCTTTGGGTTGTCAATTAATTCATCAATACGATTCATCTCCATTGAAACTTCTCTATTTACTAGAATGTCTCCACGAAGAACAGCTGCACGAAATTCACCATAATATTGAGGAGTCGCAGTGTTTGACAAAGTCAATTAAACCTCCTCAATGCTTTTTCAAATATGTCCTAGCGCTATAAGGAATTTGTAATGCAATATCACGTTTTCTAAGGTCAGCATTAGCAGCATCATACAATGTATTAACTTCTGATTTCAATTTCTTAAGACTAGCGCCCTCCGACTTAACGCCTGTCATTACACGTTTTGGAACTGTTCGTGCGGTTCCTGTCATATGTCCAGCTTCTGAAGTTGCAAAGAATCGTCTAGAAAGGAAACTTGAGAAATCACTATCAGACATGTTTCTATTCTTTTGCATAGTCTTTAAATCACTAAAAGATTCTTTAAACCCATGGGCACCGCCTTTGTTTTCTGTTTGAATCATATTATAAAGAGTAAGATGATTATTTCGATGAACTTGTTCCATGCGAAGAGTCTTTAATTTAGTTTGTTTTCTTTGCTTAAGAACTTGTCGAGCAACAACCGCACCAACAACTGCGCTAACAATATATGCTTTCTTTGCACTATCAGAAGTAAGTGCTTTCTTTACTTTTGCTGCACGAGATTCACCACCAGCAGATGATGTTGATGCTGCTTTACGAGTACCCCAACGCATTCCCTTAACGCCGTGATGTTCGAGATAATCGAGTACTTCATCCTCATTGATTTCAAGCATTTCATCACCTCCTAGAAAAGAGTGAGCTGTTCGTATGGTAATGACATCGATTTTTTAATTGCCGCCGATGCCATCAAGGCTCTTCCTTTACTAATAGTAGCTCTTCCAGCATCACTATTAACAAATGCATATCCAGTGGTAATCATACCAGCGATTCCCAAAAGCTCTTTAACAACATTCTTTCCTTGTAAAAATGGATTTGGGCCTTTGTGACGCCTAAACTGAGTTTCTAAATTCTTTCTTTCATTAATACTTTTTAATTGTTTATTAGTAAGTGCTTGTGGTTGCCTTCTAGAAAGTTCTTTTACTTTCTTAGATTCACTACTAGGCTTTCGGTTCTTCTTTGCTGTTTCTACTCTACTACCTACGGCTTTCCGAACACCCCAATGCATTCCCTTAACGCCATGATGTTCAATGAACCTATCGACAGCTTCTTGATTCATGGAACAGCCTCCTCGGGAGGGGATAGGGCGTACTCTCTGAAGACGTTAAGCCTCCATTCGTATTCCTTAATTTGATCATTCGCCGCCGAGAGCAGAAACGAGGTTCCTGGGGGATCAAATAGAACTCGAGTCTTCAAATATACGTATGTCTTAACCAAATGAAGTTGATCGAATGGAACTAAATACTCGTTCCACTGAGTAGTTTCATCTTCAATCCAGAATCCCCCTTCCGGCCCAACACCCAGCTGGCAAAGAATGGAGAAAGCCGCATTAATATGAGTGATAATGTCTAAATCAAATGGAGTGTAAGTATCGGCAAGACCAAGAATCTTCTTAGTGCTTTTTAGAATGCTTTCTTCCATAATTCACCTCCGACTAGGGTTACGCAGTCGAATCTTCTTCGTCTGGATCCACACCAACTGGTGCCTTATTTGGCTTACGATGAGGTTCAAACTCATCTAGATCAACCGCTACTTCTTCTGCTGGGCCAACAGTTCCTTCTGCTGGTTCAGCCTCTCCTACTACTGGTGTCCATTTAGTCTCTTCTGGCTTATCCTTTTTGCGAGCCATCTATCCTCCTACCAAAGCTTCGTATCGTTCGGAACACGATCTAAAACTACCTTTGGAAGCAGTCTATCATCCCCAAAATGTATAGCATTATGCGTATTATGCGTAGTAGTTATCAAATATTCTAGGTCGAATATCCACTCTTCACTATGGATAATGTCTTCAGAAGTCATTGGATTCATATGATGAATAAGAACAGATCCGCCTATTTCATATCCAGAAATACCTAAATCGCATCCATTATCTCTTAATATAACGTCTCTACGAGCTCTTTTCCACATATATGACGTATAAAAACGTTGATTTATCCATCTATCAAACCCAAATGTAGCTCGCCCAACTTCTCCATTCATCTTTAAATATTCAAATCTCTCTTCAAATGTATGCAATCTACGTAGCTCGGAATATGATCTATTCTTCGTCATAAACATCTTCAATGTCAGCTAAACGACCAGCATAAGAACGCATAGCGTCTAGAGCAGCTGAATATAGTTCTTCAACCTTCTTGGCGGAAGCTAAAGTATCTACTCTAGCGGTAAGAAGGTCGTTTTCTCTACTAAGTCGCTCCTGTTCCAAATGTTCTCGAGTCGACCCAAGCTTTAAATAGTGCGTAATCACTTGAGCCGACGCAGTTCCTTCAGACAATTGCTTTTCAGCTAGATCAATTGCTAGGGAGACCAATTGGTTTTCTCGTCCTTCAACTGTTGTAGCTGGCGCTCTTTTAGGTACACGCTTAGCAGCCATTTGGCCTCCTTCCAATTAATTAAAGCCTGGTGGCTTAGGACCTCCAGCCCAGTACCGGTCAATCATGTCCTGAAGTTCGGCATGCCCGAAATTATGCAATGGTTCTCCCGTTTCACCATGAAATTCAAGAGTTCCACAAATACGACCTACATCAACCTGAGCTTGACTAGTGATCCATCCGATAGATGTCCCGAGATTAAGTGCGAACGTGGCAAAGTTTTGCTCGGGACTGCCGTCGTCACATTGAACACAAAGTGCCACTTCTCTATCTCCTTGAGGTTGAGGCCCCGGCGTTGGAGGTCTTGGACCAGAACAATCACGACGGAACGCATCCATGTTCCACTTATTACTGCCAGAAGCATATATCGATTGTCCTGCTGGATCAATCTTACGATCTGGAGCCCATTCAAAATGTGCTCTAACATTATTGGTAGGAATACCATAACGTGCGCATAACTCAGAGACTAATCTAACATACACATCTTGCTGAGCCATTGGCCATGGTTCACCAACACCGTTATTAGCCGCTTCAATTCCAATAGCATAGCTATTCATACTATCATTCGGTACTCCACCACCCCAATAATCATTACCTTTGCCATTTGTATTAGTACATCCACCAGCCATAACCCAAATATGACCCTTGCGAGAAAGATACAAATTCGCTATTGGCCTATTATCTGATCCATAACACATATAATCAACGTCAGATTGACCATCACTAGACGGATTAGAAGCTGTATGATGACACATAACATGATTTGGAAGGCCAGAATTATAACCGCCTGAACTACGTGCTCTAGTTTGCCAACCACCTTCCTCATTTACAACAGCACCAGTAGCTCGGCAAACCTGAGCCAAATCAGTTAAATATCTACTTCCCATCTTCATCCTCCGCATCTACTGCGTCATCTGGATCGTCGTCTCCGAATTCAACATCATCCGGATCTTCTGGCTCTGTAGTACTCATTTTCCCTCCTCTCTATGGTAGTGTTACCCATTCAACATCATAATTCGTATTAGACTTCTTTCTCAATACTTGCCCAGTCGTTCCTCCGGGAGGAATTGCTGCAGGCCCAGCAGGGCCAACAGGTCCAGCATTGATTACTGAAACTGATGCAGATGATGGCTCCACAATGATATATTGTGTACGTTGAATAACGTTGATTTCACCACTCATGCTGCCCCCATTGCTTGAATCTGAGAAAGAATCATACTGTCAGTAATAACTCCTTCATCCATACCAGGATCATAACCCTCTTCTGGATCAGGATGATTAACACGAGCCGATTCCCAAGCTGCATCCCAACCTGGAGCAGATGCCCAATCACGACGATTGTTAAACATCCATTGATCTGGATCCGGCCCAATGACTTCTTTCGGCTCTCTTGCTGCTGCTTGAGCAACACGATTCTGCATTGCCTGATTACTAGCAATCTCATTCTGAGTCAAATAGCTCATTCAGTCACCGTCCCTCTGAAACTAACCTCGAGTGGCCTATCAAACACAGCAACTGGCTCTGTACCTGTAATTCTTTTAATATCCATATAACCACTAGCAGCTGAAATCTGCGAAGTTGTGACATCATCTAACGTCAAAACAAGTTCACCTTTTAGAGCATCACTAACAGTAACAACCCATGTGGCAATTAAAAGAGAAGCTGTATCTGGCTCAGCTCGAATTTCACTAGTAAGAGTATCGCCAGTAATATTCACACCAAGATTAACTCTAAGAACGTTAGTTCGACCTTTATGAACAATAACTTTGCTAGCCATCTAACCTCCTTAGGATGCCTGCATGTCAATTTCGTACTGACCCCAAATCTGAATAGCATTACCAGCTACAGGAACTTGAGGGGAGTTACTCCACCAAGCCGCAGGTGTGTAAATTTCAAATCCATTATTCCCAGGTGACTTCAATGCAGCAGGATTGTATCTAAAACCATTACCTGCTGTTAAAGTAAGGTGACCAGTTCCGGCAGGCATATAGTTTCCAAAGTTTACGCCCATAGGAACCGGAAAACCAGCTACAACATACTGACCATTACCAGCAGCAAAACCACCACCAGTTCCAAAAGCAATATTCAAAGAGAAGTTACAAACACCACCACTAACAATGTTGTACCGACCCATTTGAGTGGCTCCTGTGCCAAGAGTTGGGTTAGTTCCTCCTGGACAAATAAGAGTTGGAGTAAAAGCAGTCCACGGTATTGCCCAAATTTTCCATCCACCTTGATAAATATGCCATGACTGAGGAGTTGAACAATATGCAAATGCTCCTGTTGGAGGAGTTGGCCATGAACTTTTCAAAAGTGCAACAGTAGAGTAAACACGATATTTATCTTGACCATCCACATAAATCTTATTCGCTGCATCATAGTCAAGCAAACAAGTTCCAAGGTTGCCGATAGCTCGAGTATTTAGATTTAATTTAAAACCACTTGTAGGTTTAATACTTAAATCTTGAGCCCCACTACCTAAGATCTCTCCAACTGTCTGAATATCACTAGCATTACTAATCTTAGCACCATTTAAATCTATATAACTTCCGGCACCTTTACCAAGACGCAACGAACCATTTGGAGGACATTCAATGAAACCATACACACCATCTGTATTCATTATAAGTGTACCGGTCATAGTATCGCCAGCTTTGGCTACTTTGTTGGTAGTAAGATTATTAACATACGAATCGACATAACCCTTTGGGGTGGCTCCAGTTGATTCTGTTGGCGTAGGAACACCAGTAACAGGTGTTAATTGAACATCAATTTTACCGCCAGCAATACCAGAAATAACAAGATCAGTCGCTGGCTTTCCCATCAGTCCGTTAGCAGTGACATTGCCTCCTACAACGAGAGGCCCTGTCATGGTGTCACCGGCAACATTCACATAAAGACTGTCAGCTGTTGCTTGATCTAAAGGTCCTGGTGGACCTTGCGCTCCTGTTGCGCCTTGTGGCCCCTGAGGACCGGTGGAGCCAGTTGCACCTTGCGGACCCTGAGGACCTGTTACGCCTATAGGACCTTGCGCACCTGTGGTAATTAATTCAATAACAAGGAAACTTACATCAGCGTTGGCTTGACCTTGATCGAGGAAACCAGTGCCCATACTTTGTGTACTTATTTTAACAGTGTCACCGGCAGCAAGAACTACTGTGGTTGTTATTTGGGCCGTCTCTATTTGATTAACTGCTGTTGCAGGAGTAGAGGGACTATTGGCTATACTAGTGCCATTAACCAAACAATAAACGTAAAACCATACTCCTACAGCTGACGCAACGCCCAATATCTGAGTTGTGATTTTATATGTTCCTGCTTGAGGTGCTGTAAATACTCCGGTTGCAGGATTATAAGCATTATTAGTATCATAAATTTCAGTGTTGAAAATAACATCCGAAAACGTTGATGTAATACTAAAGGCACTTGTGCGTCTAACCTTTATACGTAGATCAGGACCTGCTGTGCCTGGAGGACCTTCTGGACCCGGAGGACCTAGTGGCCCAGTCCCCTTGAAGAACGCTCGGATTGAACCAACCACTGGGGCAGCACTACCATCACCACCAGCTTGAGTAACTGCCAGATATACATTATTAACCTTCATGCCAACTGGTATGTTGATCCAGCCAGTATCAAGCGTGACGTTTGGCGTAGCAAGTGAAACTTGCGCCGGAATTGCATTCCACGCAGCAGCTGAGAATACAGACGCCGGATCAGTAAGACTATACTTAAGATTTAGAACTGCGCCAGCTGCAGCAGCCGTTGCCATACGCTTAACTACAAATCGAACTTGCCCGACTGCAGTTAGATCAACCTTAGTCACATGACGAACGGAAGTGGCTAGATAATCCTCAGCAGCGGCCATAGCCGTGAGAGTAGTGTTGGCGCTAGCATCAGCAACGAATGTAACATCCAAGGAACCAATGACATTGTCCGTCCCTGCTCCCACTGCTGGGGTAACCCATTTTGTTTCATAGTCTACCGCACTGGCTTTCGCCAAGACTTGATCGAGAGTCCCCCCAGGAGCAACTCCTGGACCAGTAGCACCTGTGGCACCTGTTGCACCTGTTGGACCTGTAGCACCTGGGGCGCCTGCGGTTCCTGTTGCACCAGTAGGACCTTGAGCACCTTGATCCCCCTTTACACCTTGAGGACCGGCTGGACCTTGAGGACCTGGTACAGTTGAATCAGCTCCTGCTGGACCTGCCGGACCAGTTGATCCTGCTGGGCCCGTTGCACCTGGAGGACCTGGTACAGTTGAATCTGCACCAACATCGCCCTTATCGCCTTTGTCACCCTTGGGACCAGTGGCACCAGTAGGACCTGTCGAACCTGGAATGCCTTGTGGGCCTTGAGGACCCTGAACACCTGCAGCACCAGTTGATCCTGCAGGACCTGTTGCGCCTGTTGCTCCAACATCACCTTCGGGGCCTTCGGGACCTTCTGGACCTGGAGGACCTGGAGGACCTGGATCACCCTGTGGCCCCGGAGGACCGGCTGTTCCGACACTTGCCAAAAGGGTAATCTCATCGGCAGTCAAAACACGGAATTCCGGAGGAGGTGGAACACTTACAAGTGTCGTTAATGCTGATGGATCAGTGATTCCGACAAGAACTCTCGGTGCATCTGATACAGTTACAGAGATTTCTGGGGTTACGTCAGTGGTAATTAAGATAGTCATGGCGTCCTCGAGACGTCATATGTCACAGTAATTGCGCCATAAATTAGCGTTGTCACCTCACCACCGAGCGTCATTTCCAGATCATAAACGCATGATGCAGGAAGCATTTCAGACTTAGTTGGGGTGAGAATAACATCAATTGTGTTCTTATCTGGTGCTTCCGCCACAGCTACCAACACGACGTCAAATTCAGTAATTGTATCTACATCATCGGCTTTGAGGCGAATATCAGCATCCCATGTGGCCGTTGATACATCAATAGGAGCTCCTAGAGAGTCTCCAATCGCAAGTCGAAATCGACCAGAATCGCCACGGTATACAGACAAATTCACCTTCATTGGCCCAGATAAAGCGATACTTGACGGAACAGCTTGCTGAGTTGGAGATCCAGCCCTATTGATGGGCGCACTCTGAGCAGTCGGCATCTATCCTCCTCCAAATTTCCGGATTGGTTTTTCGACTAGTCCCCCCGGGGCATTTTTGGAG